TCGTCGCCACGATCCGGTCGTCAGCGGTCAGCCAATAGTCGGGGGAGGTGCCCGGCACCTTGAGGGTGAGCCGGCACGCTAGGCGCTCCCAGCTACCCGCCGGGTAGGGTCCACCGGCTCGGCGGCGGACTTCTCGAAATCGGCGAGCTGCGGCCAGAAACTCGACCAGGTGAATCCCTGATCGATGAGGCCCTGCCGGCGCAACGCCTGCCACAGACACCCGCCGGTGTCGACCCGCCAGTCGCCGGCGCCGGTTTCCTTGCGCTCGGCGGCGAACTTGGCCCACGCGATGCGGTCGGCGTAGCCGACGGTCACGTTCAGGAACTCGGTTCCGTCGTCGAGGAGGACGTCGAATACGTCGCGGGTCCACTGCTTGTCGCTCACAGGAGCGCTCCGATCTCGTCGTCGATGTGCCGGGTGAACGTCTGTTCGATGCCGCCGGAGTGGTCGAGCTTGCGTAGCGGGTCGGCCAGGAACGGCGTCGGCCGGATGCCGCGGCGGGTCGAGCCGTTGTGGATGGTCGCGGCGTAGGGCGTGTCCGCGGACACCGTCACGACGCCGCCGGCGGTGTCGGCCCGGATGGCTTGGCGGAGCCGGCCGGAATCCTTCGGCGCCGCTTGCTGTGCGGCGCGGACCAGCTGCCCGCCGAGATCGTCCAGCGCGGCGGCGGCGGCGTCGTCCAGGGCGGCCGGCACCTTGCGGAGCGCGGCCGCCAGGGTGCCCGGCGTGCCGGCCATGTCAGTCGGCGGCGCCGGCGGCCCACGCGGCACCGTCCCAGTGCGCCTGCCCGGGCGTGCCGGCCGTTGCGGTCTGGACGTACTGGCCGACGGTCCAGGCGGTCGCCGGTGAGGCGACGACGGCGCCGATGGTGCCCACCGACGCCGGAGGTGTCGACCCGGGCGGCGTCCACGTGCCGGGCGTGCCGGCGGTCGCACCGGTCGCCGCCGCCCCGGACAGCTGCCCTTGCTTCGGCGACATGGTCTGGGTCCAGGCCAGGGCGCCGCCCCGGTGGTACTCGATGTCTCCGACGGTGCCGAAGCTGATGTCAGAGGTGAGCGGCGTTCCGTAGGCGTCGGTGCCGCCGAAGCTCAGCGGCACGACCAGCACCCGGCCGCGCGCTTCCAGGCCGGCAGACGTCGACGGTTCGAACGTGAATTCGGCCGACTCTCCCCAGTGTTTCGAACACAGTTCGAACAGGCCGGAGTCGACGTCGATGTCCTGATCGACGTTGCCGGACATGGTGCCCGACGGCGTGAGCGTGCCGGGCACTTCGGTGCCGCACAGCTTGAATGTCGACTCACCGACGGACACGTCGACGGCGATCTCCAGGTTGTTGATCAGACACGACGCGTTGAACGTGCCGGCCTCCCCGGTGAACGTGAGGGTGAGCACGCCCGGACCTAGTGCGACCATGATCGGATCTCCTTCTGTGTCATACGTTCTCGGACCACTGGACCTGATAGGCCGGCGCGATCTGTCCCGATGCGAGGGACTGGTCGATGGGCAACGCCACTTCCCACGGCGCGCCGAGCACGGCGGCGACCTGGTCGAGCAGGTCGACCAGCGGGCCCAGCGCCAACGGTTGGCCGCCGGCGCCGCCGATGACGACGGCGGTCATGTCGACGCGGACGCACCCGCCGAACCGCCAGTGCAGCACCGGCGGCAGTAGCAGCACACCCGGCCCGGGAAGGTCACGCATCGCGTTAGCGGCGAGCACACCCGCCGCCCGTAACTCCTCCAGGGTGCCGTCCACGACGTGCCCGACGCGGGTGCCCAGCGACGGCGCCGGCGCGGTCATGGCGTCACCGGTGCCGGCCCGGCGTCGGTGCGTGGGTACTGCGTGGCGGTCGCCGAGATCCGCAACGCCCGGGCAATCTCCAGGTCGACGCTGGACGTGTAGGCCACCGACGCCGAGAACGACTCGACGCCCACCGGTGTGTTCCGACGCAGGTATGAGCGGGCGGCGACCATGACAGCCGCGCCGTAGACCTCAGCGTCGACACACACCGGCGGGTCCGGGTCGGTGGTCAGCGCGAACGCATCCGGCCGAAGCCGGAATACGTACGGCTCGGCGGCCGCCGTGCACCGGGTGAGGAGGTCCACCTCCGGCGGGTCGGCCGTGGCCACTGGCGCGGCGCGTAGCCACTCGACGACGTCGTCGACGTCGAGCCACGTAGGCGCCGGCCAGTTGCTCAACGCCGGCTACTTCTTGGCCGACCGGGCGGCGGCGGGCGCTACGGCTGATGTGCCGCTGATGACGCCGGCCGGGAAGTAGATTTCGGCCGGTTCGTACATGCCCCAGACGGCGACGTCGCGGCCCAGCTTGCGCGGATCCTCGGCGCTCACGGTCATGGCGCCGGTTTCGGCGAACCGGGCGGCGCGCCGGTTGGTGACGATGACGTCGACGTCGTCGAGGTACGGCCATTCGGTGATGGCCAAGCCGTTGAGGTTGACGCTCAGCTCCGACGCCGAGCTGGTGCCGGACACGTTCTGCGTCCCGTAGACCGGGTTGGGCAGCTTCGTGCCGAACGCGCCGAGCTGCAGCCACACCGCCGAGCTGACACCGACGACGGACGCCGGCGAACCGGTGGCCCGCTTGACGGCGGCGGACTGCGCGAACAGCCACCCGACGACGGCGTCGATGTCCGACCAGTCGGGCGGCGCGGCCGCGACGGTGGCCGCCGTTTCGAGGGCGTCCTCGAAGACGGCTTCGGTGTACTGGCCCCACGCCGCCCGACAGATCGACATGTAGGCCTCGAGGTAGCTCGGAGAGCTACGCATCAGCAGCTGATAGCTGATGTCCGACACGACGCCGGCGGTCAGGATCGGCTGGGTGGCTTTCTTGATCGAGATTTTCGGCCCGGACAGGTCCGTTTTCTCGGCGACCTGCCGGGCGATGATGCCGGTGATGTCACCGTCGAAATAGGGCCAGCTGGAATCCATCCCGGACGGTGGCAGGGCGATCGATCCGCCGGTGCCGTCGATGGCCGGCCGGTCGGTGATCAGGTTCATCTGAATGTCAGAGCGCCAGCCGGGCGGGATCACGCCAGGGTTGTCGGTGGTGGTCTGATCGGCGACGGCGAACGCCGCCTGTAGTCCGCGCGCCTCGTCGACGTCGGCCTCGAATACGGCCCGGATGTACTCGGCGTAGCTGGCGAACTGTGCCAGCGGGTGCACCGGCGGCGTCGGCGTGTTCGCCGCCATCGCCCTGGTCACTTCGGCGGCCAGCTCGGCGATTGTCGGGAGTTGCTGGACGGTCGGGTCGACGGTGGTGGTGGTCACGGCGGGTGTCCTTTCGGTGGTGGTGGTCACGGCGGCGGCGGCGACGCGTAGGCCGGCGGACTCTTGGAACGCGGGGCGGCGGACCACGCCGAGATGCCGGGCGGTCCAGGCGGTGACGGTGCGCAGACCGTCGGCGTCGACGTCGAACGTTTCGATATCGGCGGACACGCTGAAACCGGTCAGCACACCCTCTGTCGCCTCGACCAGGACGTCATCGCCGCGGGTGGTGCCGAAGATGCGGGCGGCCGCGGTGAGGACACCGTCGCCGGCGGCCAGCGGAGCGGCGAGCCGGCCCACGACGTAGTCGTCATCGTGGCCGCGGACCACGTCGAGCAGGTCGTCCGGGTTGCTCGGCGGGCCGGCGAACAGGTACCGGGAGCCGTCGGTGGACGGCCCGGACGGCACTCCCAGGGGCACGGCAGTGCCGGCGATGGTGCGGCGGGCGGCGGGCTGTTCGGCGGCCAGGTCGACGGTCAGAGCGGCCGGGAACGCCACCGTGGTCACGGTCATATCGGGATCTCCTCACTGGCCAGCGGTTCCAGCCGGCGCGCCTCCTCGACGGTCAGCACACCGGAGGCGATGGCTTGCGCCCACATGGCCATCCGGGCGGCCGGCTGGTCGCGGGTGAACGCGGTGACGTCGAGGCGGATCGACACGCCCCGCGACGTGTAGAGGCCGGACGTCGTGCCCGTCCGGTCGTCCAGGCTCAACGTCTGCTCGAGCGGCGTCATCCATGGCCGCAACGATTCGACGGTGTCGACCCGCGCCTCGGTCACGTTGGCGTAGGTCATCGAGTCGCCGCCCTGCGCGTCGAGCGCCCGGGCGGGCAGGCCGAACAGCCGGGCCACTTCCAGGGCGGCATGTTCCCGCGCTTCGGTGAGCTGCAGGTCCGACGCGTTCCAGCCGAAGGTGTCGTAATCGACGACGTCGTTGAGGTAGCCGACCGACCGGGACGCCCGGGCCGATTCCCACGCGGTGAGCAGCGCGTCGATCTCAGGGTCGGTGAGGTCGGCGCCGTGGTTCTTCAGGATGGCTTTCGGGTGCGGGGCGGCGGCGTAGTTCGCGGCGGCCGCCTGCAGCGCCGCGTACAGGTTGAGCATGTCGAAACCGAAGCGGCGTAGCCCGCCGACACCGGACCAGTCGAAGATGACGAAACCGCGGAGGTCGTCGCCGGCGTACTGGGTGCCGCCGACGGTGATGGCCTCGACGGTGCCGGTGGTCGGGTCGGTGACGTAGTCGACGGTGTCCGCCGGGAGGTGCCGAAATCCGACGGGTTGGCCCCACACGTTGCGGTCGACGATGCGCCAGCAGCACCGGTCACGCCAGATTCCGTCGACGATCGTCCGGTAGAGCGTGGAGCTGAGAGTCTGTTTCGGGTCGGGTTGGCCCAGCCACACCGGGCACGCCGAGTCCGACCGGGGGAGCCGCACGCCGTCGCGCCACGCGGACAGGCCGAACGTCGAGATGGTGCCGGCGATGACGTGCACGGCGCGGCGGACGGCGGGTATCGACATGCCGGCGGATGCGTTGACCCGTTCCAGCTGTGCCCGGGTGATGGCCGCGGTGATGCCGGAGACGCCGCCGCCGGCGGCGGGTGAGGCGATGGCCACCGGCCGCGGGTTCAGCGCCAGGTCGACGGTCTGCCGGGATGGGAGCAGCCGGTCGAGGAGGATCACGCCGGCACCCGCCGGCGGGTCATGTCAGCGCGGCGGGTGCCGTGAACGCTGTGAGCGTGAGCGAACGCCACTTCCAGGGCGGCAGACTTGGATGGCCGCGGATCGCCCCGCCACGACGGGCACAGCGGGCACAGCGGGACGTGTGTGTGTCGCCCTGAGTCGACCCGTACCGTCCGCACCGCCCAGCAGTAGCACCCTTAGCCGACTATGCGGACTTAGGTGCGTGCGGTCGCTTTGCGGCGGATCGGGCGGTGTGTGTAGGCCCAGTGCCCGACGGTCATGGCGACCAGCTCGCAGATGGGGGCGGCGGAGCGGCGCGGCGCCC